CTCTTGAAAGGATCCAGCATTGGCAAAACGTGCTGTAGTTTCCTTGCTGACCGTTATGGTACCAGCACCGATATCCACCGTGACCAATGCACCCTTCTGGTTGGTGCCGATCATCATAATCTGACGTGGGTTCTTGGGGTTATAATCCCAATAAACAATCTCACCAATTGAGGTAATTGACTCATTATCAACAGCATCAATCTCATCAGTAGATGTATTCACCTTCCAGAGCCGTGCTGATACCGTAGTGCTTGCAGTCTGTACCAATGTCAGGAAGTATAAGCCTCCCATTGGGATAAAAGCACGAAGGCGTAACGTGTTTTGCAACGTATCTCCAAGACTCTTATTCTGCTCAAGCGTCATCTTGTTATTGATGGTCTTGTTCAGAGTATCAGCAATACGCTCACGCATTGACTCTGTGGACTCAATGATTGCTGGCTTGGCAGACTTTTTGGCCGCTGTCTGTAATTGCAGTTTATGCATTGGTGATTCTCCGCACGTTGCCCCATACCTTCACAGTGTTGGTAGTATCAGCAATAGCGCGTAGAACCTCTCCACCTGACAGGGTGAAGGTACCAAGAGGGATTGCACCATCTTGTCCGATGTTACCAAGGGCTTTCAATTCCACCTTCATGGTGTTGGTATAGTCTGTGGTACCACCAATTTGCAGGGTCAGTGTCTCATCATTGGAACTCTCGTTACTTGCAAAGAGTTCAATCACGTCCACTTCATCAGCCGTACTTGTAGCCGTATGGATCGTTTGTCCTGTGCCTGACGTGCTGGTAATAGCAATGGGCTTACCGTTACTACTTCCACTTGGTACAATAATCTTTGCATCAACAGCCATTACATTACTCCACTAATTATGAGGGCATCAGCCTCAAGTTCCTTGATTGTCTTACCCCAGGCTGGATTAGTATCATCACCTGCAGAGGTGAGGATCTGCCCACTATCACCCTGAGGAAGGCGAGTGAACCCGTCATCGGATCCGTTCTGTACAATAAATGCACCAGTCTTACCGCCAATGGGTGCTGGGATATTCAGACTTGCAGCACTGGCAGCAGCAGCAGTCTCACTCGCAGCAGCATTGCTCTCTGACGTACTGGCGTTGCTTTCACTTGTTGCAGCAGCAGAGGCAGAGTTGGATGCAGCAGTAGCAGAACTGGAGGCCGAACTTGCCGATGATGCAGCAGCCGTGGCACTACCAGCAGCAGCCGTTGCAGCAGCCTCAGCATCATTCTTTGCAGCAGTGACATCACCAACTTCCAAGAACACCTGCATCTTATTGGCACTTAGATCATCAGCCCACACATCAGAGGTATGAGCAGCCGTTGCCACATAGTAGTTGCCTGTATTGGCTCCATTCACGCCATCAATGACAACATCACCAGGCAGGTATGACTGGTCAGTTTCCCATGTTCCACGCCATTGGGAACTGGTTGGGAAGATGACACCAGTGGTATGATTGTCCACCGTGCTTTCACTGATGACACCAATTACTGGATCCTCAATGTACACGTTGGTTGCAAACTTACCGTCACTATCCAACTGGATTGGATTGGTAAGCACGTCCGTTCCTGAGTATGCCTCATACAGCGTGGCAAGAACCTCCGTGTTGGCTCCTGTCTCTGGATCAGCCTTGAAGAAGGTAATCGTGGCATTAACATATGCGTCATTGGCCAGCTGGAAAGCCTCAAGCAATGTGCGTCTGAATCCCATTAGAACCTCCGTGTTGCTGTGTGGCGCATTTTACGGACGTTTTCCTTATTGTGATACACACGAAGGCGGCGTTCAGCAGTGCGTCCAGCAGCAGATTTACGTTTAATTTCATTATCTGGCAGTGTTGTGATAGGGCCATCACCAAGGTCAGCAGCCAGTATCTTGACCAGGCAACGCTCCCACGCTTTAGGGAACCCTTCCTCCACAGCACCATTGTCATTGGTAACATCTTCACTGTAGGTGCGACCACGAAGGACAAGCTTTAATCCGTCCTCCTGTGGTGCGCCTATCAGTCTGATATATGGGTCATCATCACGTTCAACATATGCCGCGCATACAGTGTTCTGTGCTGTCCCATCGTTCTTGAGTTCATCATAACGCTCTTGCCGGATAAGCGTGATACGCTCCTCCTCACCATTCCTGAGTAGGAATACGTCATCAATGAACTCATACTTGGTTGTGACCATGGCGTTCAGCTTATAATCCGCAACGTCCTTGGTCAGATTGAATGACTCCCGTACTGGCACAAACCACCATAACCTGTTGGTCCCCACCATTTCCGCCAGCAACATATCAAACCGCTCAAGAGCGATTTCAAAAGCCAGAGGGTCAGCAGCATCGTCATATGTAGACAGATTGCCTATATCCCTCAAGGCGTGGGTTACGATATCAGCAGCAGTACGGGTAGCCATTGGAGTTAATCCTCATCCATTTCAATATCAACACCGTCCTCATCAGGTACAGGTGCAGTATCGTCACCACCGTTGTTGACCAGTAAAAAAGTGATTAACTCGTCTTTGCTCACAGCCTTTGTGAATTTCGGTCCACCAGACTTCTCAGAGATTTCCGTGGCACGTGCCAGGAGACTACCGTGAGTCAGTTCATCAAAAGTGGCGATAGTTTCATGTGCGCGTAGGATGACACCAATATTGTTGTCATTACCATCAGTACGGCGTGGTTTCAGGACATGACCCTTTGCGTCTGATACTTCAAAAGCATCATTACCAACCAACCCCAAGGCAATAGGCATTGGGATTTCAATGGCCGTGTACTGGTCAATAAAGCGGAAGCCTTCCACCTTACCAGTACGTGGGTCAATTAGATCATGTACGCGCTCTCCAGCGATAGCGTTAAGGTCTTTCACCTTGTACATGGTTTCTTTGTTCTTTGCCTGATTCTGTTTCTTAGCGGCAGTCTCAGCCGCTTTGTCCTCAGGTTTTGTCTCAACCCGCTCAGAGGGAGGCGTGGGCTTATTGTCACCACCTCCTTGTTGCAGGGCTGTCATTGCAGATTGTGCCATAGTCCACTCCTATGATTTGGGTTTATGTGACTCTGAAAAGGGAGGGGACAAAATGCCACCTCCCTTTATAACCAGAGATTTCTACTGTTTATGCAGGTGCAGAGACAGTAGGGAGGCGTGTTGGAATCACGAAGAATCCAGCAGCCGTATCAGCACTTGCTGCAAGCGTGAATGAGATATATTCACGATTAGCCGCAACGCTGTTATCCGCAATATGCGGAGTCAGAATGGCAAGACCGTTACCGTTAGTGCCAGCGGCGTCACCACCGTCAGCTTTGGCCGCAACCTTGGTACCAGACGGTGACATGAGTACACCGTATGTCCATTCTACATCACCACCAGTTACATCAATGATGACGTTGTTTGTGCCAACTGTGTGACCGATTTCCCCGAACTTGGGGCCAAGGGCAGCAACAGAAACACCATCCAACAAACCATCTGGATCATTGGTGCCAGAAGTAGAATCAGTACCGAGGTCAACGGTAATACCGCTATCCGCAGTTTCTACAATCACACCAAGACCTTCTGGCAACACTGCAACATCGTCAGCAAAGTAGAACTTTGTGACTTTCTCAGTGTTTGCGGTAATGTCTGAATCGGCAATGTCAAAGGGAAGGATGATATCCTGAGCCAGTCGACCGAGGTCAATAAACAGTTCAGAAGTAGCACCCGCTACTGCGTTGAGGACTTGGAAAGCATAACCTTTTTCAGTTACGCCATAGATATCCACTTCCCCATACGCTTCGTCAACGCGGAACTCAATCTTACCATCGGTAAAATCAAATTCGTTGTCTTTGGATGCACCAGTCAAGTCTGTCAAAGTCAGCTTGGTTGGCGTACCCTTTTGAACGACTACAGCAACACCAGCTTGCATGATATTGCGGCCAGTAGCTAAGTCGGTCAGTTGAAGGCTATGTTCATAGGCCATCGTTTTTCTCCTTAATTTTTAGAGAGTTAAAATTGCGATATTAAGGTGCTGACCCGAAAGCCAGCACCCTCATATCAAGGGTTTTCCAGTACCAATTACTGCTTCGCAGCTGTGTAAATGGAAATCATGGAGAAGTCCTGAGTAGTGCTACTGTCGTAGATACTTTTGAACTTCGTCTTGATAGCACCGATCATGCAGGAATAGGCCACGCCTTGTTTATTGCCGTAATCGGTATTATCTGACTCATCCCAGCGTGCTTCACCGATACGGGCATAGCCAAGGGCTTGAGCTCCCATCAGTAACGCTTGCGCTCCGTCCACAGTTCCAGCAGCACCCCACTTACTGCCAGAAGCAGCATCAATAGTGGAATACACCTTATTGTGTTCGTAGAGGATCAGTCCATGAACCATTGCCAGCGCACCAGTGAACAGGTTGTTGTTCTTGCCACGTGGAGCAGCATGAGCAATCGCAGCCTTGTAATCTGGGTCTGACACCAGGTCACGGGCTTGCTCAGGACTCATTACCACAACGTAGCAGTCTTTGCCTTCCATACGGATAGGCTTCAAACGGCGGCGCACAGCTTTTGCTTTTGCTTTCAGCAGAAGGTTCCAAGACATCTTGTCAGCAGTCGTGAGAGATGAAGTACCAGTTGCGGTACCTGCATACTCTGTACGATTGCTGGTAGGTGCGGAAACATCAGCAGCAAAGGCCAAGCTAGGCAATTGAGAGGTGGCAGTACGGGTACCACCAGTTAGAGTGTTAGTGAAAGATACCCCAGAGGCCGTTAAGAACAGAATCTCATCTGTCTTATTGGCTTTCCAGTATGACAACTTGTCTTTTGCCTGTGCGCGGAACCGTACAACGGTCTTTTGCTCAGACATACGACCTTTATTTTTAGCCGCATGACGTAGTTGGTCAATCTGGATTTCCAAGTCATCTACTACCAGAGCCTCTTCATTATCCTCTAATTTATTGTCTCCAACTACACCATCATCCACCATATCAAGAACAAGCGGAAGAACACACTTTGCGCCACGCTCAGTAGCGGTCAGTTCGTCCACCAAGTGGATGGGCTTGCTGGAGTCTTTTAGGCCAGAGGACAAGAAGCCGTTGGTACCCAAGAAGAAAGACTGGTCACGACCGGCGTTAAACACCATTGCAGACCACACCTTCTTCTGTTGCGTTGACAACGCTCCAAAATCAGTTTGTGCCATTAGTTTACTCCTATGTTTTGTTCTGAAAGGTTTAAGAAACCGTACAACCTCTCAGAACATTCTAAGGTTGTGCGGTATTACAGCCCCGCCATCTTCTCCAAAGTGGATTGAGGCAGAGAGTTTGCCAGTTCTGCATCAGTGATATTTTCCCAATCAATGGTGTTACTGACATCAGTTGGCGCATCAACCCCGCCCTTAGTTGGGTGAGGTGGATGTTTGGTAGCCAAGTCCAGTTTGTCCTTGCGTTGCTCTGGCGTTGGCTTAGTGCCAGGATCATCCTTTGCAGGGACATCTGCATTGGCTGGTGCTAGAAGCTTATCAAAGCCCATATCAACACCGATCTGGCACATAACAGAGCGTACCTGAGCCACGAAGTTCACAGGATCAGTGTTCTGACGTGTGATACCCTGAGAGGCCAGATTGTTCTCAGCAAGCGTATTCAGGTTTACTGACTGTGCCTCATTGAGGTTGGCCAACCATGGGTTAGCCTCAGCCAGTGCAATGGTATGTTGCTGCAATCCTGTGTCTGTCTGTAACTGATGGTTAATCTGTTCAGGTGTAGGTGCGCTCTGCTTTTGTTGTAATTGAGCGTACTCTTGTTCAAAACCGTCACGGGTATTGTTGTAGTTTTTATCAAGCTGACGCTCTGCCGCTTTCATCTGAGAGTAGGTGAGGTCACCCTTCTCATATGACTTGGCAATCTTATCCGCTTCCTGGTCATAGGCTGTATCAAGGTTCTGAATGTTCTCTTCAATCACCTTGAGTGGGTCAACGGGTGCTGGCTTGGTAGCATCCTCTTTACCCTGATTGTAAGCCTGTGCTTCACGAAGCTTACGGTTTTCTTCTTCCAGAGCCTCCAGACGCTCCTCAGCAGTACGGCGTTTATCAGCCTCTTTTGCCAAGCGTTGAGGTGGTATTCCATTCTGGTTCTGACCGTTATCTTGTGGGTCATCCTGAGATGCTGGTGGGTTCTCTGGATCCTCACCACCTTCTACCGTGTCGGCAGGTGGTGTGTTTGCATCAGCAGGTGGTGTGTTTTCGTCAGTGGTTTCCTGACTTTGCGTAAGGAGTCCTTCAAGTTCCTCCATACTCATATTCTCAAGTTCTTTGGTGCTGAGTTCATCAATGGACTTATTGTCCTCTTGAGTTTGTTCAGCCGCTTGTTGTTGCTGTTCACCTTCTACAGCAGTGGACACATTGTCCTCTACTCCTGTGTTTTCAGCATTAACTTCTGTGTTTGGAGCGGATTGCTCCTGTGGTTTGGTACCAGACATGGCACTCTCCCTTCTGTCGTGTGGGGTTAAACGAATCGCCCGAACTTCGGCGGCAAGCTGTGTCGTAACGTCACACAGTAACGAATCGCCCATTAACGCTGGCGGCGCTGTGTTACCCTACTAAGGCAACAAAGAGACTGCCAAAGAAGGCAATCCATGACCATATAAGGCCAGTCAAAAGCATGAGAACAAGAGCGGCCACATTGTATCCTAAGATGCGTAGTGCCAGTTCCATGGTGTCCTCATTATGTATAGTGTATATGCTGATTATATATCAGTTATACGGTTGATCAGTCACGTGCCTGTGCAATGGCCTTGTTAGCCCACATCACAGCTTCTTCCAGTTTTGTCTTAGCCAGAGCAGCCTCACGGCCTTTGGGTAAGGCGTGGATGGTATCCAGAAGAACCACAGCAGCAGCGGTAACCGCTTCACTCTGCTTCTGTTCTTCATCATTAAAGTTCACAAAGCGGAACGCATCTTTTGCCTTAGGTTCTTCAACTTGGATTGCCTTCTGAGCCTCAGCAGCTTCCTCAGCAATCTCTTCAAGAGCCTCAACAACCTGCTCTTTAATGGTTTTCTTAGCCATGTCCTTTAATTCCTTTCTAAATGTGGTCAGGAGCATCTTCATACTCATGGTCAAGAGTTTCCCCTTGAGCCTGTTTGAATGTCTGGCGATCACTGAGGTCAAGGTTATCAATAGCCTCTCTCCAGCGTTTGTGTGCTTCTTCGCATTGAGCAAGGAGTTCTGACCACTCAAAGTCCAGCCATCTGGCAGGATCATCCTCATTGTCCACTACGAATTGCACATCACCGTCACGGTCATGCCATTGAGCGTTCCAACGATGAGGTACCATCACGCGAAAGACACGGGAGATACGGTCAAAGTAGGACTTCTCAGGCATATCAAGTATTACCAGCCAGAATCCATCCTTATCCAGTTGGGTGTTCAGGCTGGTCACGAAGGCTTCTGCAAATACGTTTTGCTCTGGTGTTGGGTAACACCTGCCAACATGATGGGTCATCACCTGGTCATCGGAATAACCAAAGACAACCATTGGCCTTGTTTTATCCAGCTTATGGATATCCTCATGGCCAAGTTCAGGAAGTTTTGTTGCATCAAAAGAGGTCATAGGTCCACTCTCCTATGACTCTTAGGTTAATTTCGTGAAGTCACCAACGGCAGGTGGTTCACTGATAGTCTTGCTGTACCACAGGTCATTGGCAGTGGTATCAACATAGAACTGTCCCTTGATATCAGGAACGGTGCTTGTGGCAGTAGGTGTACCAGCACCTTCCTTGGTAACAAGATGTGCGGCCAGTTCAGTAATGCCAAAACCTTTGATACCACTGAGGGCAGCAACGGCGTTATCAATACTTGTAAACATTTGTTCTTCTCCTTGAAGTTAATTTTTAAACCAATACCACCAACCTACAGTACATAAGAAACAGTAGGTTATGATAGACAAGAGTAGATACCCATCACGGGTAAGACCTTGACAGAATTTTCTGTCAGCAGCCCATTTGGTTCCAACATGAAAGGTGTACCTATAATCATGAAGCCTACACAACAACCAAAATTTTGATTCAAACCATTTCCTAAAACCAAACAGAGCAGGAACGGTACAATACCGCTCCCTTCCCTCTCCACCAATCCATTCTATAAAGGATGGGGGATGTTGATATCTTCTCAATATTGCTCCGGGGCAGGTAATTCACTAGGTAACGTAACTGAAGTTAATAATTCATAATCTACCAGATCATATAAAACCTTCGCTTCAGAGCCAGTCAATTCAGAACCCCAACTATTACCAGGTACAATTTTATCTCCATCTGCCGCATCCATATGCTCATGCGTTGAGTCTTTCCACTCGCTCCATTTGCGGGTGACGGTGTTGCCTTGGCCGTCATCGTAGCTGCGGTTGGGGATACCGGTTGGGACATCGCCAGTGTAGGTGGCGGGGCTCATCTTAATCCAAACGGGCAAGCCTGCGACGTTCAGGCCGGCGGTAACGATGGCCATATAGGTTGGGATGTCGAGATCTTGTGCATCGGTGACGGTGAGGGTGCCGTCATCGCCGGATCGGGTGACGGTGGCACCGCGCCAGCTAGCCTCTTCGATCAGGTCTTTGAATGGGGTGTTGGCGGGGCGGAAATAGGCGTTGTAATCACCAGTGAAGGTAATGGGCATGATGTTTCTCCTATTGATTCGTATAGTTTTCGATATGGGTCAGATCACTGCCGCTTAAGGCGGTGGTGAAGGAAAGAATGGTTTTGTATTGCTTGCCGGTTGCAACATCGGCGAAGATCTTATTGGCGCTGTTTACATTGGCCACAATATCGCTGTAGCTCTTGGCATTAATAGTCGCGCCGTTAAACCAGTAGTTATTGGTATCAGCGACACGCACCGCCGGGCTATCAAACTGCTGTATTTTGGTTTCGGCGTTGTTGTGCCAACTGCCTGCAGGATTGGTAATCGCATTAGTATCAGCAGCTGCGATACCGTCTTCAAGCGCGGGTATCTTGGTGCCCGAATCCTCCCGGAACCCCTTCGTTATATTCCAGTGGAAGTTATCTTGTGTACCCGCCCAAAAACTAGCTGCTGTTATATTAGTTGCAGTACCGTGATTATCATTGCCAGAAACATCATAAATTGTTGTTCCTGCACCTTCTGAAAAAGGATGTAATGCAATTAGACTTACATTAGAATAATCCCCATCCATGATCTCGGACACTTCACTTGAAGTTAGTGCATTACTACATACAAGCGCATTATACATCATACCTCCTAAATAATCTCCCCCATCAGAGTTACCACCTAGGCCAAAATTCTCCCCTGTTAATGTAATACTTGAAGGTATAGTACCCGAAAAAATTAATGTTTGTTGTGTACCATTAACATATAATTTTAATTTATCCGCATTAGTTGCCCCACCACCGTTATATACCACAATTGCATGATGCCATACATCATCTCCTGATATTACACTATCAACATACCCATAAGTAGTGGAGCCATCTTCAAAATTAATTAAAAGGCCATCTGTTGACCCTACGCTAACCCCTCCAAAAGAAAGCGATATACGAGTGCTATTGGAACTTTTACCACGTAACATTATGCGCTCATAGTCAGAAGTGCCACTTGCTCTAGTGAACCAGCAACCATAAGAAAATGTACTACGACTTTCGAATAAGTCCGTTGGCACATCAATATAATCATCCGTTCCATCAAACGTACCGCAATTGCTCTCAACCAGATTGACGTTGTAAGGAACTTCACCAGTGTAATCCAACGCGCTACCTGTAACATCATTGGCTGTGTCACTCTCATCTCTAGGAACTTTAACACTGCCAGCACCGTCAGAATAACCAACATCATTTAACCAGCTCTTTGTTATTGCCGTATCAGTCGCATGGAACGTGCCTAGTGTTGCGTTAGTGATAGTACCATCATTACTGCTTCCTGAGCTATCATAGGCAGTAGTGCCGTCAGACTCATCGCATTTATAGAAAAACTCTAAATTAGACGTTGGAATTGTCCCATCATTGTATAAATCAGAAATCTGACTAGCAGTTAATGCGGTATCCCATAGGCCAACACCGTATAGTTGACCATCCAAGAGAAAATCTGCTGCGCCACCGGTGCCATTGCGAGCACCTACAAATATATTACTAGTATCATCAGGGGCAAAAGTTGAGTCAATTGTTGTAGCAACAAGTGACCCATCTACATATAACTTATACTCAGAGCCATCATAAGTGCCTGCTATAAAATACCATGTACCAGTTGATAAAGTTGACGTACTTTTAGCTTGATGGTGTGACCCATTAAATGTGCCAAACTGCGCTTTGTTGTCATTATCTACACGTAAGGTTAACTGCTTATTACTGCCAGAATTTATAGAGCCTAGTATGTGCTGATAGTTACCCAAAGAATCCAGATTGACCCAGCCACATGCCGACATCTGCGTTGCGGAGGCTGAAACCTGATAACCGGTATCCACATGATCGTCTGTACCATCAAAATCATAGCATCTACCTGGTTGTGGATCACGCGCTGTGCCAGTACCCTCACGCTCATCAACAACCTGCGTAGATGTCAAAGAGGTAGAACTAAACAACCACTGTGTCAGGCTTGAAACATCATCGGGCGAAAACGAGGATGACACCACAAGACTATCAACACAAGGCCTAGTGACAGTATCACATACACTGGAAATAACAGGGTTGGTCACTGACATTATACAACTACCGTCTCATAAAGCTCTATAGTCACATCTGGAGAAGTGGAACCAGCCATAACTGGACGAACAGAAAACCCATCTGGCAGTCTAACAACACCAACAATCCCATTGGCGGTAAGAGGAAGGTTTGTATCCGTAACTGGAATAACATCTGTACCTCCATTAGGGGAGCACTGAAAAGTAACAGAACCACTACCCCATGTTGAACCGTAACCAACAATATTAAATGGGGCAATATGTTCTAAATCTACCCAAGCACCGTTACCATCTGCATCAAAAGTCCATTCTGCTACTTTAGACATTTACTATCTCCTTAAAGGTTGACCATCAGGCCCTAATACGGGCTGAGGCAGTTTTGGTTGCTGGGGAACCATGTCTGGAGGCGCGGGTGGTTGCGCTGGTGGCATGGGTCCCCCAACTGGCGGGAGTGGACTACCACCAGTTGGAGGCTCGTTGACATTCACCACATTTGGTGAACCATCTGTTACAACTGGTGGTACCGGCATTTCAGGAGGTATTCCCATATTCATCTTAATACCTAGAGCCTCTAAGCGGCGCATCACCTCAGCAGTGATACGTTCTTCATCAAGACGCTCTTTGATTTCCTCTTTGCGTGGCATAGAGGACATATCAACCAAGATATCAGGCGGTATTGGAACACCTTGCTCAATAAGCTGTAGGGCTTCATCAAACTGTGCTTGTTCCATATTTGCAGATGCAGGAGCCTCATCTACCACTGTGATATAGCTTCCCAACGCTACGTTGTTCACGATATCACCAGCAGCAGTCTTGCGGTTAATCCACGTTTCTTCATCCTTACCTTCACCACGCGCTCTTAGGAGGCGAGGTTCAGTATAGAATTTCTGTACCAAGTCTTTGACAGCACGGCCTTTGAGCTCACGGGAGCGGCCAAAGTTGTCAAAATAGATTTCAGCACCAATGATTGATTGCTTCTGACGTGCCACAATAGCACGGCCAGACTGCACACGGTCAATGTTACCAAGTGCTGAATCACTGATACCACCAATCTCTTTAATGTCGGCATTGGAGTCATCCTCCAACTTCTTCATGTTCATTGGCGTAGCCGTGGGCTGAATCTTCACAGGAGCATTGTAGCCTTCACGGTACTTGATATGTATGCCAGGACGCGCACCTTCTTCTTCCAAGGCACGTTCCATATCTTCTTCCAGCGCACCATCCTCAAATATCCAGCCACTATTGGCAGTGGTCATCACGATATGCAGGAACGCAGAAGCACGTTTATTGATCTCACGTTGAGGATCCAGCAAGTCCTCAATCATTCCACGGGTCTTACCTCTACGGAAGTACGGGAAGTAAGGTACCAGCGTGAAGTTGTCATATGGCGCCCAATCATCATACAGCACACGGTCAGCAGCAGTCACAGTCCAGCGGATTGCTTTGCGTAGGCCAGAGCCAAAGGCAATTGGTAGTTCACGCATCTGAGCGTACTGCATGATGCGTTGAATCTTCTCCATTGGCCAATCATCAGGGATGATACGCTCATCACCTGTCTCAAGGTCAGTAAAGAACCGTACTTTTTTCAGAACTCTGTGTTGCGTGTCCAGTGTCCGTATCAGCTTACGGTTACGGTTCACGTGGTCAAAGATGTTCTTTCCACCACCAAAGCCGTAGTCATAGTCAAAGCGGAACGCATCCTCTAAGCCAAAGAAGCGTTGAGGTGACAGTTCATTGGTACCAACGTCATAATACTGGCCATTGGTCACAGGGAACGCATTACCAAGAGCCAATGCTGACTCCATACCACGCTCACCATACATGAGGAAGATATCCTCCATGGACATCCAGCGGTTATACATCCAGTAATTCCACGGATCATCAAAGTCATTAGGGTCATACTGGCAAGCCTCAGGGTCAATGTAGACACTGAAAGGATCCAGAACCATCTCTCCAACCTCACCAAGGCGGTTACGGTCAAAGTTCATGCGTAAGTCCCAGAAGCCACGTGCTGTGGTGATTCCGTCTTGGAACACCTGAGCATCTTTCCATTTAGACTGGTTGGCCTCAGCAATCTGCTTGGCCTGTGCAATCAGAATCTCTGCAATCTCATCTGACGATGCTTCATCATTGCCAGCAAGGTAGCGGATATCATAGCGGTTCTGCCGGAAGAACCCAAGAATGAGCCGAACCATGGGCGCAATCTTGTTCTTGGTGACACAAGGTCTGCCTTCCTCATCAAGGATACGCTTCTCTTCCTCAGTCCATTGGTCACCTTCCATGAACTCAGCACATATCTTGGCAATCTTAGCCCATATCTCATGGCTACGGCTGGCGCGTTCCCATCTATCCCACTGTGCTTCAATTATCTCAAAGTCCTGTGGAAGTGATAGCAGCATCTCCAAGTGTTCTTTGTTCTTCATAGCGGTTCCATGTCCTGTTGTGAGTCACAGCATCAAACAACTGGCCTGTTACGGCGCATCTGGCGTTGAGCCTCACGTATTGCGTTAAACTTCTTCGGCTTAGGAGAAGGCTTGGCAGTGCCTCTCATCTCCTCATCCATCACACGGGCAAGACAGTCAATCATGTCATCGTGTGCGCCTACAGGAAACGCTAAGTATTCCTCTTCCACAAAGGAAGTGGTTAGGTTCACCGATTGACCTTGATAGTCACGTGATATCAAATTACGAGGCAGGAGAATCTTTCCTTCCTCAAAGAGTGGTACCAATCGGCGTATCCTGTCCTCTTTCTTCAATCCTCCTCCCAACTCAGATATCTTGAAGCGGAAGTTCTCTTGCTCCTGAACGTACTTGATATGCTCAATGTCACTCTGGAGTCCGTATTTCTCATATCCAACCTTGATAGGGCTGTATGTCCGTACCAAGTGGAACAATGCGGCTGTGCGTTCCTTGAGGTTCAGGCGATCACGTACCATGTCAATCACGTACACGTAACCATCACCACCAATGCCAACCACCATCATTGCAGTGTAGTCTGACGTGGTTTTCTTGGCTGATGCAGGGTCAACCAGGATAACAATGTTCAGGTTCTTCCAGTTTTCAGCGTCCCAATACTCAAGCCAGTCCTCTTTGAAGCCTTGTACGCTGTCTGCCACAGGATTCTGGAGCATCTGACACGCGAATGTGAACACACCCTGCTTTCTACGCTTATCACGTAGCAGAGCAGGAGGCATCAGCACGGCTTGATCAAAGTCTGGCACCCAATCAGCACCATCATCTGAACGCATCATAGGGCAAGCGGGATACTCACGTATCTTGACCACCTTACGCTTCTTCATCTCTGCATATGTGTCTGCAAAGTTGTAGCGTGTCCCAACGTAGCGTTCATAACCGCCTTGTGCGCCAAGGTTATCTGACAATTCCCATGAGTAAGTGGTTTTCTTAATCATCTCAGGCGTTGTCACTGAGCGTTCAGTTACCACATCATCATAGAGGCGTAGCTTAAAGTGCTTACCAGTAGGCATGGCATCCACCAGTCCCCACGCTTCTACTGTGGCCTCTTTGGGGTTGGACTTGCGCTTCACCACAATTCCATCATCCTCAGACCACTTGGGAGCCGCTGACTTTGGTTCTTCATAGAAGATATCGGGGAACAAATACTTGAGGTCAGTATTGCTTTCCAATTCCTGCTTTATCTGTCGCAAGAAACCTTTGGCCAATGGCCGTGTCAGGGAGAATATCCCAATTGTAACGTCTGGATCGTTGATGATATCAAATATCGTCAGTCCAAACGTGATGATTGTACTCTTGTAATGCTCACGCGCCCATAAGTCCAAGTTACCATTGGGGTTGCGTTGCACCTCACGGCATCTCTGATACAGCCACTCCGCACCATGCGGGTTGGTCTGCTTCATCATATCCTCACGGCCTAGAACCTTCACTAAGAGATAGTACAGGTCAAGCTGTGCAAAGTTACGCCGTATGTACTTGAGGCCAGTGTCATCCTTGGCCGTTTTCTCAATCGCACTGTAATAAGCAATGCAATCCCTCAGTGAAAGGTCTAGCCAGTGAGCGTCCACTCTATCACCAGCCATACTCTACCTTCCTATTGAACACCTCCCATGCCAGGAGCAGTGAGGTGACTCAAAAGGCGTTTTGCTTCTTCATCAGCGCGTCTTTCACGCTCCTCAGCCGTTGTTGCGGCCTCCTCTACCTCTTTGTCCTGTACAGAGCCTTCCATATCCTTTGAAATGCGGATCATCTCAATGGCTGTGGAGGCCACGTTTCTTAATTCACGTGCGTTTGTAATCACACTACGCTCACGGCCAGCCAGATAGTCAGTCATCTGCTCAAAGGCCAGTGCAGCAATTATCTTTGACTTTCCCTTCAAGTCATAGGTTTTCATCTCCTCCATGCGCTGGAGTTCATGTTTTTCTACCTCCTCAGCAGTCATGCGATCAAAAAGCTTTACCCTGTCTTGCCAGTTATTCTCTCTTGACCACTTCGCGAATGTGCCTTTGCTAGGGCATTTTGAACCAAGTTTTTTTTTGTAGAATGTGAGTAGTTTGTCCACTGACCTCACAGAACCCATTAACTTATATTCTTCATACGCTTGCTCAGGAGTTACGGCAAATTTCTTAGGCACGTCCACTCCTTAGAATATATTTTTTATGACACAAAAAACAAAACCCCGTTCAAAGACGGGGTTGTTTCTCAAGTCACTGTGTTTTAATGACAATTCTTCAACTGTTACAAATAAGACTATAATGAAAATTTTACTTTGTCAAAAAAAATTCATTTTTCCCTATGGTGAGGTATCAAAAATCACGGGGTTTATACCTGACAAGAATCAGACACAATGCTTTAATATCAATAATTTATTTCAGGATAACACAGAGGTAAAAAAATATCCCTCAACGAGGGATTTTGTAGAACTCAGCCAGGGTATCAAGCACCACACGTAAATAGCCCAGAAGTGCCGATGGTGCGTTGAAGTATGGGTGCTGGAGTTCCTTGACGAAGAATGATCCACAACACACGTTGAAAGCCAGCATCTTGGCATCAGGTATGGCAAGGCTATCCATGGCTTTCTGGAACCTTCTGTAGTGGTGCCATTGCTTCTCACCCTTGGCAAGCATACCACGCTCTGAGTTACCTGATGGAATGTGGCAAGGATCCAGACAAGGTGTCATTGATGGGCTGAGGCCAGAGAAGTAGAAGTCCCTCTCCAGCTGCGTACCTGCCTCATACTGGCGTTGAGTGATACCACCACGCTTCATGTTGTGGTAATACTCCAGAGCCGTGGAGTTCATCACTATGGCGCGGCCATTCTTTCTGCGTGTATTGAGTCGCTGGTGAAGTTCTGGAGTGCCGAAGTCCTTTGCCTCAGCCGGTTGTACCTTCTTCTTTGAGGTCTTTGTGACCTTCCTCTTCTTCTTCACCATGAATATCCACCCTGACAATACTTGGTATCGTTCTTATTACGTGTCCTGAATATATATCACACCAGAATAAATTGCGAGAAATAAGTTGTAATTGGACTTTATGTCCTGTATATTTCCGATTGTGTATTGATTGTTTAACAACAGAAGGAGGACAAGTTATGCACGATTTTGAACAACAACCTCTATGGAAAGACATTGACCGTGGTGACATCATCATGCTGGTCAGTGCTATTCTCATCTCTTGGGCTTTGATCTTTGCCAGCATGGAAATAGTCATGTGGGCGGTCGACCAGCATCTTGATGCTGAGTTTGCAAGCAAGAAGGAAGCACAGTGTGCAGAAGAGTGGCTTGTAGGCTACTGTGACGTGGCGGGGCTGTAATGACTCCCTGTAACATAGAGCGGGTCATTCTTGACAAGCAAGGCGAGGTCAGCCAAGCGGCTGTGCGCTTAAAGACTGGTACCTGGTGGTATGATAAAAAAGAGTTCACACCACAGATATCAGCCATGGTCACTAATCACATTGAAAACGGAGGCAGAGTAATATCATGTCAGAAGTAAGTAATACGGAAATTCTTTGTTCTGTCCTTGGTTGGCAGGGCGCAACAGTTCATCAGGTTGCTGATGAACTTAACGTAAAAAGTAAGGATATAATAGAAGCAACCCCTGATGATATGAGAAAACTGATGCGTAGGGCTATATCTATAGCCAATGAAGATAGGTTTTATATGTCAGAAGCGTTGCAATTTATTTTAAGTATTGCAAGTGCCGAGAGAGACAATAAAACCCCAAAAGCAAATTTTTCACCAGATGTTATAGCAGACATCGCCTATGGGGGATTCAAGGGGCCTAATGGTGGTAATTCTTTTATGACCAACTCTCCATACATCATAGATTCTCTTCGTAATGCTGAAATAATTTCTTGGGCTATTGGTGACCCAACCCTCAAGATTAAACAGGTGGCAAAAGTATTAGATGTAGATGAAAAAACCGTGACTGAAGCCAGTGTTGGAAAAGTAAGGGGATGGTGTTGGTATGTCTCTACACTGAGAGAAAAAATCCGCAGAAGGACTGATGAACATATAAAATCTATTCAGACCATTATTAACAATAGAGAGGCACAGAACAGAAGTCTTGAGGAAACATTGGAAACAGTAAATTTCTTCATACAGCGTCTAAAGAAGGAAATTGATAGTTCGTATGGGAGAGAGCCAAATGAGTAGGGTTGAGTATTCATTCATGGGGTATGAGGTTGCTTGTGACAGCATACCCCAAGACTATCAGAAGGCCGTTGACGTGTGGTTCGTTGACTATCAGGGAAAGAACGTAAGTCAGTTCAAGACTGAGCAGGAAGCACGTGAATGGATTGTAAGTGAAGTTGCACATAAAGAGAAGGAGGAGCAATTGACCAAGAAAGCACATGATGAGGTATTAGAGGAACAGGAAGCACGTGAGATGTCTCCTGATGGTTTCCAGAAGTGGTTAGACACGATGGGCTACACGCGCCAGGAGGCCGCTGACAAGCTTGATATGTCCTATAAGACCATCTGCCGCTATGTCCGTGGTGAAACAAAAATACCACGATACATACAATATGCGTGTCAGTGGATAGCCGCTCAACGCTTGATGGTTGCTAAGAAACGTCAGGCATAATAAAGATTATTTTAATTTCCCCACCTTACGCCAGCCTTCGGGCTGGCTTTTTTTTACCCATCTTCTATTGTGTGTCCTATGTCCAAGCGATTAGAGAAGCAACACCGTGAACGCATTGTAGGGCTTGGCTGTATCGCCTGTCATAACATGGGTATTGAGGACTCTCCTGCTTGCATCCATCATATACGCAATGGCTATGGCATGGCTCAGAGAGCTCCTGAGTGGGAAATACTGCCATTGTGTCACCAGCATCATCAAGGTGGTCATGGTGTAGGGTTCCATGGAGGATCCAGCACGTGGGAAAAGAAGTACGGCACTGAACGTGAATTACTACGCCAGTGCCGTGAGATGCTGATTGAACAGTATGGTGAGGTTCTTATTGATGGTGAGTTATGTGACCACCTGCCAGTCAGTGGCCAGTAAGTCTGTCTGGGATGCAAGCCATGGCACCACGTTATCTTGCGCTGTTTTCATGGCTATATAGGCACCGTATGGCACCATGTCATCTTTGAACACACCTTCCATAGTCTTGAGTGTGTTGCGGTCAGCGGGGTATTTGTTGGCAGGGACATAGTATAAGAACATACCTTTACCGTTCCAGCCCTTGCGCTCTACCTTGTATCCGTTCATCATCTCCTGAACAGCACCACCAATACCCATTGGTATGTTTTCATCTAAAGATATCTCTAAAAGATCAGTGGGGCCATCAAATCCGGTTGGTACATTTTCTGGCCACGGGTGTATGTATTCCTGTTCAAGAAGCCTGTGATAAGCACACCGCAAGAGAACTATTGCATCTTTGAGGTTATCAAGATGCACCACACGATTGCTCTCCAGCATATCCTTGGTCATGCTGATGGAGGTTTCTCCATCACCGTTAAAGTAAATGTTCATGGTTTTCATAATTCTACTCCTTCTCTTTGATTGGTAATCGGGGACGTATGACCTTGTAGCCATCGTTCTCCAGTTTCTTACGCGCCTTCTTCAAAGCCTCTAGGCCATCTCTGGCACGGACTTCTACCTTCACACGCTCAAGAGGCTGGCGCGTAACATCAGCCTCCATGGTGAATACACGGTACTTCATATGCGCCTCACTGGTTTTGGTTTCTGTCTGCCACGATACCATTCCAACATCTGGGTGAGGCTATCAACTTGGCTCTCACTTCTACCGTGAGGGAATGACATGACCTCTGACGTGAATGAACCAAGCCAAGGTGCTTGTTTGGGAATAGATAATACTCCTGCCTCTATCATACCTACGACACGTGCCATGCGCTCCAACTTTGAGCGGGTTGGCTGTATAGCAATGATGGGGAGTCCTGTGCTGTACCTGAGGTCTTGAATGAGTGACATACCAGCCAAGGTGTCCTCTAACAGTATAGCCTCAGGATCATATTGTTCAGCCTTCTCACACACCCACCTTCTTAAATCGTGGTACTCTAACTTCTTGGAGTCCACATCAATCACATGAATAACACCGTCCTTTATCTCTGCTGTCAGGCATACTGACGGGTCTGCGTGTTTTCCTGTATAGATATTGGTGTCCCACGATTGTATCACATTACCAGTGCGCTTCTTGGGAGTGAAACGCTGGAACCACTCTATCTTGAAGAACATTATATCTCCTTTGTGACAACCACCTGCTGTCCCATGTTGCTGAGTTGATATGGTGTTTTGCTGGAAGGCATCTTACACAGAGCCTCTATGTGTAGAAGGCTTGGGTTTCGGGTGTCCTTTTTCATCGTATCCCTGATGGGTGACATTGATAGTAGGCCACATACCTCCTGCTTCTGCCGGAAGAAACTGTTTGCGTAGTTCTCCGCTAGTTTCCTGAACTGCTCCATGGCTCTCTTGCTGTGGTTCTTCTCCCACATCTTGGTGACCACGCGGAATGTGATGGCAGAGTGTTGGGTTGTGTCCATGTTTTACGTTCCCTAAGTTGTTTGCAGGTGGATATGGTGACTGGAATCTTTGCCAATGCGTCACTGAGTGGCTGTCAAAGACTTCACAGTGTAAGAAATAGAACCGCTGGCTCTTAACGTGCCAGAAGCCAGCTATGGGGTATGGCACCTCTCTGACGTACAGAAGGACTATCTCACTGTCATTGGGATAGTTCCCATCATAGAGGGAGTAGATAGGATCAGACATTGGCTTTCAGTTCCTTGATATGTACACGCTGGAAGGCAATAAGCTTTGCGGCCTCATCACACACAGTAGCCACGTCAGGGCTGTCAGGAGACATAGCAATCTGCATAAGCTTCCATATGGTTTGTCCCTCCTCTGTGTTTGTACATTCTGCCTGTGCGCGTATCTGTATAAGGTAGAATATCACCTCGTCCAGTTCATCACGTGCGGTATCAACATCCCCTTGGTGTTCCTCAGGGACATCATCAGCGATTGTCTCTAATGTATTGCTGATCGCCTCAAGAGTTTTGATAATCTTGTTCATGGTTCTCACAGCCTTTCATGAAGCTGATATGCGGCATCTTCAAGATCAGATGTGCTTGGGAGCAACCTGTAACCAACCACTACACCATCACCGCCACGAAGTTCAGGACTCCATGCCTCAAATCGTTCTGACCAGCAACCTATCTCAACTCGCGCATATCCATCTTCATATATCAATAACTCCAAATCCTCTGACTCATCTTTCTGAGCCGTTGATATTGGGTTCCAGCGATTTACTTCCTCGTCACGCACCCACTTGACTGTTTCTGAGTCACACTCCGTCCACAGTTCATCAAGGCCAAGGGTTTCAGCCTTCACGTTATTGGGGTTCTCTACCATAATCACACTCTCCTATTGTTATTCTACTTGTGATATCTGCCTTTTGTGCATCTCTTTGATGGATGACCAGGCTCTTGCTTGTTCACGTATGTTGGGATGCTTATTGAGTTTATCCCAATGCTTTCCTGCCTTACTGTGGGCGCCCATGATGTCATACCAGAAGTCAGATATCTTGGTGTACACGTGTCCCTCATCAAAGGCGTACCATGCCTCAGCCATGTCAGGGAACATTGCCTTGAGCATCAGGTGCAACTGGTAGCAGTCACCTTGTAGCCAGCGTTCTGTGCCTGTGGTAAGACGTAATTGGGTAAGGAAAGCCTCAATGCTTTCTGGATGCACCATAATAGCCATTAGATATACACCTCATCTATTTTACCTTGCTCAAGCATTTCTAAGTGTTCCAGCCAACGTGAGATGTTTGATTGTTTGAATTTAATGTCACGCTCTGCGTCCTCTATCCTCTTCTCAATGACCTTCCTCATCTTCTCAGGACACTTCTTGGCTTCTTTCAGGATGAATGTCTGGTCACGCATACTGTTTGAGTGAGTCAGGTCAACACAGTCAGCATCACGGTAATAGTCATACTCTGTGCGGTGTACCTTCTTGAGGTCATCATAGTTGGCAACATAGGTGAGTTCATGGTTCTCACGGTCAACCACGTACCGCTCAGAGGAGGAACCCCAGAAGTCATCATACAGTACACCGTTACGCTCTATGGCTATACAGGACTTGCAGTGGTAACCGTAGATACCATGAGTGTATCCCTCTTTGAAACGCCAGCGGTATATGTCCCCATCAGCCATGACTATCCTATCTTGCTCCCAAGGTTGTTCAGCACAGTAAGCTGGTAGTTGTACGATTCTATCGTACCCCTCAACTCCACGGCTTCTGACGTAAAACTATCTTGCGCGTACATCTTGAAGCCATCTTGGACGTAGTGAGGTGCAATGCGTTCAAGGTGTGGCTTGAGGTGTTCGGGTAAACCTGATCCAAGGTGGTACGCGATACGCTGGACTGCATCAACAATGAGTCCGTGATTGTCTGCATAGCGTTGGAAAGCCTCATCAACGGCCTGTTGTGCGCGTTGACGGGCATACATGGCGTTGTTCTGCTCTGACTTGACTTTCCATTGCAGGGAAACAACCTCTCTGGCAAGTTCCTCAATAAGGGCTTTGTGCTTCCGCTTCTGGTTTCTGCCATATCGTTTACCCATTGTTCTTTATCCACTCCGTTGCTTGTTTCCATCTGGTTGATGCGGTTATTTCATCACCTTCCTTTTTACAGTTGAGGCAGAAGATTGCATATAGGTGTCCCACAAAGTTAGGCCACTCAGTTGGGGGTTTACCGCAACCCTTGCATGGTGGTAGTGGCTGATGCTTACCCATTGTTCAGCCGCTCCCTTATCTCTTTCACTACTTGGTCAGAGTTCTCATCATCATTGACCGCCACAGTGAAGCGTGTCACGCCGCGCTCATCATTGACCATATACATCAGCACGTACTTATTGGGTGCTGAGGGATTGTACACACGGCCATGGAAAACCAAGTTCAGTTTTGATGGTAAGGTGGACATTGCTTCCTCTCTTTCTATGTATGCGCGGATATCCTTTCTGCTGGTGACACCCACGCGCTTACCACAATCAACACACTCACCCCAACAAGCCTGGTCATCAGAGTTGGGCTTAAACGGACACAAGCCAAGCCAGCACTTGAGTTTAGTCCACATGACCTAAGCATCTACCTTTATGAGGTACCTGACGTTCTGTACCATGGATTTCTTAGCTGCCTCTGACGCAATAACCTTGTCTTGGAGGTTTACCACTGCCTTACGCGCCAACGAAAGTTGAGTATCAAGCGCACCTAAAGCCTCGATGATAGTGTGATGATTGTAGAGATTATCCTGACTCACCTCCTCCAACATTGCATGAGCCTCATCAAACGCCTCAGAAATGTCTTTGTGCATCTTTATAAAAAGAGGTAATTCTTTATCTGTCTTTTTTGTCATTGTCTCGCCCATCACTTTCTCCAAATATCCAAGTACACACCAATACCACTACTGCTATGGCCAGTTTAACCATTGGTCAAGGTACGCCATATTTCTCCAAGTAACCCGCAGTTCTGGTCAGTGGAGAGTTGCATGAGGCCAAGCATTATCCAGAAGCCAGCCCATGCGATTCCTGAGGTATCAACCTCAACTACTATTTTCCTTGTTGCCATGTCTTGAACCCGTTTATGTCACGTACCTCTGGGAACTGACCAGTGAAACGCATAGCACGATCATCAATTGTCAAGAAAGCCGCCGGCTTAAACCATGGCCACTTAATATGGCGGTAAACTTTGTACCAGTGGGCGCCAAGTTCTCTCTCAAGGTGGTGCTTCAACCATTTCTGCATTGCCCGTCGACCGAGGACAGACTTGCTACGGCTGGAATAAATTTGAATATCAAACCTCTCATGGATGTCATACAGCCACGCCATGGCACCAGGAACGGGAGCATCCTCTACTACATCCATTCCCTGCCAGCCTGATGTGTACCCATGGATAACACCGTCAAAGTCTACTGAGATGATTTTCTTGTATGGTTGTTTCTTCCTAAACATTGTGAACCTACCTTGTTTTACCTCTGGGACGGGGGGCGCGGGATCATGCCTCCCAATTGTCTGTTCTTGTAATCGTTGAACGCTTGTTGGATATCTCCTGTACCCATCATCCTGATGTTACCGCCGCTTGCCAGAGTCTTAGCGTCAGCGATATGACCACGCTTCAAGCGTAGCTTATCCTCACGTGGGGATGACTTTGCCAAGTCCCATGAGGTAACAACCTTGGAACTATAGCACTGCTTACAGAGGGGGTATGGGCCAGCTACACGCTCTTTAGAACCGCAAGCAAGGCACGAAGCCCCACTTGCGTTTCCGTTGGTGTGTATTGATTGTGAGGACGAATCATCACGTTTCTTAGTGTGTCTCACCTCAACTACGTTTGCAAGTGTTACCTTCACTACATTCTTTCTGAAATACAGTGCAGCATCCTTTTTACACCAAAATGAGTCTTTTTGACGTGTAACGGTTGCAAGGAACTGACGTGGCTTGTGGTCAAGCATGGAGTTGAGTAGGCACCATCTGAGGTCTTGCTCACCGATGCAGACCAGAACTATGTCACCCTCTATTGCTTCTGCAAACTGTCCTGCAACTCGCTTGCGGTCAGAAGCCCATTGATTGGGAAGAGGATTTTTTTCTAAGTCTCTTAATTTCATATCACACACCTTATGTCCTATTGCCTATCACCAGAATAATTTGCGGTCAATGGATATAATTATTTTTTTGTATTTCTTTGATGAGTGTGTCCACCTTGTGTATTCTTTGCTCTACCCAAGCCATCTTAGAGATAGCCTAACTATTGCCTATAGCCTTATAATGGGGGTGTATATAAAGCTGTCACTTGTGTTTTCTGATATATTCTAAAGCTAACTCTAAGTGATCTGTATTTTCTATACTGTGAAGTGTTATATTACACTTGTGACAAAGCAGTTCTCGGACTTTCCCAGTTTTGTGGCAATGGTCTATCACTGGGCGAGCCATCTTTTTTTGACAAATAGCACAATTGCCTTTTTGTGACTCCATCATCTTCTGATACTGAACATCCGACATTCCATAGCGTGTAGATAAATTCCAGCGGCGGCGCTTTTCTGGGGTATCGTGCCGCACACGCTTTTCCTTCGCTAATGTGTTGGCGCACAGTTTACAATAACTGTGCCGTCCCATCGGACCAGAAGGCTGTCTGTGAAAATCAAATAAAGGCTTTTCCACTTTGCATTTTGCGCAAAGTTTTGAAGTCAACCTATCCATGTTCATCTCCTTTAATTTTTGTGAAGTCACCATGCAATGGGACATCAGGATAGTGGTGTTGCAGATATGCGCGGGGAAACTTTGCTATTTCACTGTACCCCACGGCTTGCCAGCCTAACGGTTGCCATGCCAGCGTTGCGGCCTCAATGCCAGAACATACGGAAAGATATCTCATTAGAAGCCATACTCCCAATCTTCCATGGGTTCAGCGTAGCCTTGCTGCTCTGACTCATGTTCAGCAATATCCTTGAAGTACGGGCCTTTCTTAATCTCAATAAGGGCTGGATGTTCCTGACTTCCCACATTGGACATAGGTGCATACCGCATTGCCAGACAATCCATCCACGCCTTACCTTCCTCCTTGTGTAGGTGAAATACAGCATCAGCGTTCATCACAGCACCATCAGAGCCACGAATATGTCCCTCACGGTTAAGCTGCGCGGCATACACGCACGTCACACCGTACCGCTTACAAGCCTGTGCAATCCACTTGGTGACACGATGCTGGAACTGCGAGTCCATCTCACGTGGGCCAGCACCCTCCACAAGGCCAAGGTAATCCAGAAAGAACACCTCAACACCATGCTTCTGACTTCCGATCAGGAAAGCTTGCTTCAACTGGTCAAAGGTGATGTTGGCCACGTCACAGTAGAAGCCGTGCTTGCCATGGTTGTTGTTGTAATACTCCATGACATCATTCACGAAAGCATCATCGTTCCTATGGGTGTAGAACTGGATTGAGTTACGCTGGAGCTCACGTGCCATAGAGCGGCAATGTATCTCCTCTTCACCCATCTCACCTGCAATGAACATTGCTTTGCGTCCTGAGTCAGTGATGTTTTTGAACAGTGTCCCAAGCATAGTGGTTTTACCTGCCTTGGGCTTGGCCGCGATACAGTAGGATTTCTTGGCAAAGAACCCACCTCTCAACTGCTTGTCCAGAACAGTGATACCCGTTGGTATGCAAGGTAAATCCTCCTTGAAACCTTCAATGACGTTAACCGTCACTTGATCCATGGTGGTGATTTTCATACCGCCTTCAATACCCTCAACCTCATCCATGGATTGACCAAAGGTCTGGGTAACAACTTTGTGAAGCTGTCCCATTTCATTGGGGTGACGGAGTTCCTGTATTGCTTTTTCGTACATTTTCATCAGCCTACGGCGCACGTGCAGGTCTTTGATGATATCCACGTACCCCTCAAGGTGTACCACTGGTGCCGATGCCAAGGCTAGGCTTGCAAGGTAATGAGAGGGGGACTCATGGCTCTCAAGGATATCTTGGTCAACCTTGTTCTTGAGTGTCACAGGGTTGGCAATCCCACCATTCTCAATGGTTTCTTGGATAATCTCAAACGTCATTTGGTGAAGGCCGTTGTAGAAGATTTCAGGGGTTAAACCATGCTTCACGCAAGGCCAGTAGGCGTTGTTATGGGACATAATTGCGCCAAGTATGGCTTGCTCTGCCTGAATGTTGTGGAGGCCATAGTCCTCTGTTCTCATCAGGAACTCACCGCGCTCTTTGTCTGTCAGGTCACGCCAGCGTTCAGCACCCAAGCGCATGATTCCTTCTTCGTCTTTGTCCTTGTCGTGAGTCATCATTCTTCTATCCCCATTTCTGCCATCTGTTGCTTGTAGTTCGGGTCAGAGGTGCAATACTGACTACCGCCGTTGATTGGATTGATACCTGGCCTAGTGGGGGGGGAGCCGCGCCTTGGGGGGGGGTTGTTCTGGTTACGCTGTACAGCTTGTTGGTAGTTCTTCTCCTGTCTCAAGCCATTTTCGTGTTGGTATTTTGATTTTGCCATGAACGCTGGATACCACTTCTTCCGTTGGTTTTCGGTATTCAGACTTCCATCAAGTTCTGCATCCAAGGCTATGACGTGTGCTGGAAAGTCCATGATCCCATGAAAGGTTTTTTGAAGCTTGTCATAATCCTTCACGGTCAATCGGATTATCTTTCCCTCAAATTTATATTTCTTCTCCTCAGGTGGAATTTCATCATCAGAAAAAAGAACCCCT